GCCAGCCAGGCTGGCGGCCGTCAGGCCATCAGCAATCGCATCGGCCAATTGGCTGGTGGTCATTGCTGGATAGGCCTCGATCAGCCGATCTCGGAACTCTTCCAGGCTGCTGACGGTGTCGAGCAATTCCTTGATCTGCTCGACCATGTCATCCATATAGCCACCCACAGTCCGCTCCAGCGTGCGCACCTGGTTATCGACGATGTCTGGCACCACCGCCGGTTTGGCCGGCTTTTGCTCACGGTTGGTAGCCTGAGCCAACACAGGCGTGGCAACGGGCGGCGGGATGCCCAGCAGCTCGGCACCCTCGGCCGGAGCGGGGATATTGAGCTTGTCGCGGATAACCGACTGCTCGACTTTCAATCCCAGCGGTACGAGCTTTTCGAGTGCCTCGATCAGGATCTTGGTATTTTCAGGCTCTGGCACATCGATGATCAGCCTGGGATACGGACGACCAGGTGCAAAGTTCAGATCGCACCAGGGCCGCACAAAGTAGCGGTTCAAGGTGTTGGATTCGGCCTTGGCATCGGCTTGCAGCAGGTCTATACGAACTTCGTTATGAATCGTTGCCTGGGCTTGGCTGGAGCCGTCGTCGGTGGACATGGTCTGACCGACTACGGCCTTACTGACTTGTTTATCCCACCATTCGGCCAGCCCTTTGAAGAAGTCACCGGCACCGGCCACGTTGGCGGCCTGAGTAAAATCAATGCGCATACTGTCCGGGATCACGGCTGCTGCATCGCTGCCCAGGTTGGCCACCGCTGACATCAGGGTGCTGATGTCTTCCTTGCTCGCACCTGCGCCGTACCGACCGACGCGCATCGGCATGCCGAAGATGTCAGCAAAGCCCATCCAGTCCTTCCAAGTCCAGGCTTTGCACATGTATCCAACAGCCGCAAGACGCGCCAGGCCGCCCCGAATCGGCAGACCAGACCGGATACGCGGCAGATGCACAATGAACTTGTACGGCGCCAAGGCAACACCATTGATCGGATCAGCCTCATCGAGCAGGCGCAGCTCCCGGCCGGTTTCACGGTCAAATTGGAAGAATCGCTGATCGCGGGGTTCGAAACGCTCAGGGTTCCAGGTTTTACCGCTGCGGTCCCACATGATTTCCGAGACGGCATAGCCTTTGCCCATGGCGTCGGTCAGGTCCGCTTGCAGTTCTCCGAACTCGGGAGAGTCAACCAGCTCTTTGAGCTGATCGGCACGGCGTACGTCCTCGGGATCATCGCTGGCCGCCTCGACACGAACGGACAAGCCGGCCACTGCCAGCTTGCGTGTGCCTAACACCGAGGCGTAATGCAGGTCGCGCTCTTCCATTTCCTCGGCAAGGGTCAAGTAGTCGTTGGCCGATCCCTCGGCAGCGGCCCGCAAAATACTCGCCAGGCGCTGGGGCGTCAGGCCGTTGGCCACCGACTGGTGCCAGATCTGGCGAATACCGGTGGTGCGGGCTGCGGCCAGCTCTTCCGTAAGTTTGTCGTACTGGATCGGGCGACCGTACTGGTCGACGATTTTGGATTCAGCCATTACCAAATGCCTTTCTGAGAGCGCCACCCAGCCCCGTGCTTGATCTCGCGATCATGCTGTGCGGCTGGCTGAACGCGGTGATATTCGAAGATCTCGACATCCTGACGGGATGCATAGTCGGCCAGTACGGCCGCGATACCGGCGTCACCGTGGCGCTTTGGCCCGGACTTTTCGCCCTTTTCGTTGGTGCGCTTTTCCGGAATGCGAGCTACGCCCTTGACCATACGGAACGCTCGCACGTCACTGACCACGTCTTTGTCGGCCGGGATGTCATAGAAAGTGTCGTCTTCCAGCGCGGCCTTGAACGGAGGCATGTTGTCGCGATACCAGCCCTCGGTGAGCATCACACGCTCGATGCGGTTGAAGCCGAACTCGACGGCAGTGTCTTCCGACAGTTGCGAGCCGTTGCCCCTGGCGTCGTCGGCGCCTTTAAGGAAGTTGGGTAAGCGACGAATGATGTAAAACTTAATCTGGAGTTGTTGCTTGAACGGGACGTTACGCAGCTCGACCACAAAGGGCGTGCGTTTCCGCAGGTTCTGTTCTTTGAGCAACGGCCAGAAGACCGAGAGGTCGCCGGAGCGGCCAAAGTCCATGCCATAGAAACTCTGTACGTCCAGCGGGATCGCTGAGAGCAGCGGGAGCAAATGCTCTTCGCACCACTCTAGGGACTCGGCCAGGCGCAGGTGTTCGGCGATGGTTTCGTAACCCTGCGGGTATGCCAGGCGCAGTACCGGCACGTCACGGTTACTGCGCTGCTCAACCAGGGCCATGCTGAGGAAGGCACCGCCACCCTGGGATGGCACGCAGTCTAATTCTTCGTCGGCTGCATCGCCGTAGAAGCCGTATACGTCATTCACCCAGGCGACTTGATCCTCAAGCCTGTACTCAATGCCTTTACGCAGGCAGACACGCTTGTACAGACCATCGGCAACGGCTTCACCGAACGTGCAGCGGAACACTTCACCATTGCGCTTGCCTGACCGGATTTCGTTGACCAGGTCGTTGAAGGGGTTCTCCGTACCGTCGTGGGTGCTGATCACATGGACTTCACCGCCCCAGATCAACAGAGCCATGGCAGCTTTGAGCAGCTCGGCCAAGTCCGCATGGAACGCGGCTTCGTCGATCACGACAACGCCCTGACGGCCACGCAGGTTGGACGGGCGACTGGTCAGCGCGACGATGCGGTGGCCGCTGGGAAACGCGATGGTGTAGGTCTTGATGTGTTTGTCGGGGTCGCTGTCGGGCCAGATGCCTTCTTCTATTTGCTCGGCCGCGTAGTTATAGGCCCGCGCCCACATGGCGCATGCCTGGATGTACTCCACGGTCATGTCCTGGTTGTAGCCCAGGTAATAGACAGTTTGACCGCCCGCTGATTTTTCGGACGCGGCTACCAGGACGTTGTCTGCCGCCTCAGCCCATGTGAGACCGATACGCCTGGATTTCTCGCCAACCTTGAGTGGGGCGCGTATACCGATCCACTCTTTCTGATAGTCGAGTAAGACCGCTGGGGCAAGCAAAGTGGCGGTGCTGTCTAGGACGAGGGGCAGACTCACGATGCCATCCCCAGGATCTCGCGCCGGATTTCGTCCGCTGTTGTCTGACTCATGCCGCCTTTTTTGGCGATCTTGTCGACGCGAGCAGCGGCCGCTTCGACCTTTTCCTTCCACTCGGCCTGCCATTTTTTCTGCACAACTGAGGCCTTGCCCAGCTCGGCCACGGCTTTGGCCATCTTGTAGGGGTCGAACTTGCCCTCATCAGCCAGCAGCATCTTGAACAAGTGCTCTTGAACAAAGCGCATCAATGCTTCGTTGACTGAACCTTCCTCATCAGGCGCCGCCTCCACTACAGCACGGGCCTGCTCGCTGGCCATCCTCAAGGCGGAGAGCTTGGACTCAAAGTCCTGGCCATAGCGATGTAGCGCAGACTTGCTGATCGAAAAACCCTGGCTCGACAGTTCATTGGCCAGGGCTTCGTAATCGCTGAAGTTGTTTTCGGCCAGGGCCTTGTCGAGCCAGGTCTTGACCGACTTGGGCAGGCTGGCCACCTTGCTGCGCGGGGGCATAGGGTCACCAGTACTTTTCTGGACGGGCAACACCTGGATTGCAGGCGATGGTGTATTCCGCAATATCGACCCCGTAGTGGGTCAGGCCGCAGATCCACACACCGTTGGGCTTTTTGTCCAGCGTCACCAGGCTACGGTCGGCCAGATAGTCAAGTTCGCGGCGCAGCTCCATGGTGGTGGCGTCGGGATAGATGCCTTGGATAGTGGACAACACCACAGCCTCATGAGGATCTACGGGGCGCGAGGTGTCCAGGGTCTTGATGATGTACCAGCGCAGGGATTCCCGGCGCGTTTTGGCGGCGTCGATGTTCATTACTTCAGTCCTTTTAATTGAACGGTTTCTAGCTTGAGGGCCAACGCATCAAGCTTGGCCTCGATCACGGTTTGGCCACGCACGTAGTCTTCCCGGCGCACGTAGTGCACGGGCATGTCACCCCGCAGCCGTTCAAAGGATATTTCCAGTGTGCGCAGGCGTTCGCTGTCCTTGTCCGTTATCGCAAAGCGCTGGTCCAGGCGGCGCTCCATTTGCATGACCATAACCTTCACCAGTCCGGCGAAAGCGCCGAGGATGGTTACGGCGATACTCACTAGTTGCCACGCCGGCATTTCAATCGTCGTCATCGACGCCCCCTCTTTTCGCGATGCGTTTGGCACTGCGCGCAAAGCTGCACACCTGGTATGGCCACACGGCGTTGTTCCGGGATTGGCATATCGCAATCCTCTCCTGTGCAGAACTCGGCCGAAGGGCCGGTCAATACTTCACGTTGTGCCAAATGTGCCGCCAAAGAGGATTCGTTGTGGATCGCCTCCAGGTGACTGGCAAAGTCAGTTACTTCCATTGAGTGTCCAATCGATCAGGCGGTTGAGCTGAGCCCGGCAGGAACTGTGCAGCTCCCCGTTGCGAATCTGGTTGGCGAGGACAAGCGGCTGGGTGACGCCCGAGTCGAGGCTGTCAGCGGCTCCGGCTCCATCGGACGACGTAGCAATTCCGCTGGTGGTTTGTCGGGCTTGGCGGGCAGGCACTGCGGTGCCGATTCCGTTGGCGTTGTTCCACACGCGGACAAAGCCAACAGTGAATACGCCAGAAGGCAAAGGCTCAGGCGCCGATTCGAGAGTGCGGCGATACAGGGTCGTGACACGGGCAATCTCTCCCTTGAGTTGGTCGGTATTCTTGCGAAAGGATTCCTTTGCGTCGGCGAGCTGGGTGGCGAGCAGGTCGCCCCGATCCCGCTGAACACGCAGATCTTTAACCGCCTCATTGGCGGCTTTAGCTGTTGCCTCGGCGATAAGCTTCTGTTCCTGGGAGTGCTCCAGGCGCAGCTTGGCGATAGCTGTTTCCCCTTCGCCCAGGGCCTTGGCGTAACCCTGGTCATAGCCGTCCTGGCGGTTCAGGTGCAGGCCATACACCACGACGGCGACCACTCCTACGCACCAGAGCAAGGGTTTAACCAGGTCAAACAGGGCTTTCATTGGCAGACTCCCTGGCCCCAGCCATCAGCGACATACAGGGCTTCCCAGCGCAGCAGGATCAGTCGCGGGTATTGGCGGTTTTCCTTGAAGGCTGCGGCCGAGCGGCCGTTGTTGAACCGCTCGACAGAGTTGAACCAGGTCAGCGGATCGGCACCCTTAGCCGATGCCAACTTGCGATCTTTGATCACCCAGCCCAAACCGCCGTTATAGGCAGAAAGGATCAGCGCCCCTTGTTCGCAGGGGCCACGCGCCTGGATGCGGTTCGCCAGCCAGCGGTCATAGCTAATAAGCGCTTGCATGGACCAAACCGGGTTATACGGCTCGACCTTGCCTAGGACCTTGGGGAACAACTCTGCGAGCCAGGTGGCGGTCGAGGGCATCACCTGGCCCAAGCCTTGCGCACCGACGGGCGACTTCGCGTCGAACTTCCAGCGGCTTTCCTGGTGGATCTGGGCGGCGAAGGTGGATACCGGCGCATCCAGGCCCCATTCCGACTGGGCGATGCGGGTCAGGTCGCGGCGGTAGCGATCTGCCTGGTCCGGGATTTCCGCCTTGGCCGGTGGACTGGCGGCCAGACATACCAGCAAGCCCACACATGCCGCAGCTATATATAGAAGAGAACGAGAGCGGCGCATGTCAGAGCCCCAGCGTCAGGCCGAGGACGCAACCCAACACCACCAGGGCGCGGCGGATACCGGCCATGGATTGGTCGCAACTCGGAACCATGTCCGGCCGGGCGTATGGGAACAACGCTCGATCCAGCCAGTAACCGAGCACGCAGCCCAGCGTAACCAGGCCACATTTATAGAGGACGACGGGCAGCTTGGTCGGGGCGACGATGGCCAGGCAGAACAACAAAGCGATGGTGATCAGTGCCCAGAAGGTCATGCGAGGCGTACGGGGACGCCGCTTAGGTGCGGTGGTGGTCATTGGGATACTCGCGGTGAGTGGATGGCGGCGCGCAATGCGGCCAGGTGTTGAGCAGCGACCACGGCGTTGCCGGGTACATGGACGGGGGCCCGGTACTCGGCAAAGGTCGGCGTGATGGTTCTTACAGCGGGGCGTAATTTCTCTTGTTGGCGCACATGCTGCTCGATGCGACCGTCAGCCTGTGCAATATGCAGTTGCACCAACTCCCTCCATTCGGCCGGAACCTTGGCCCACAACACCGCACGCGCAGCATCATCACCAGCGGCGAGAATGAGCTGGGCAAACTGGCGCGGCCATTTGGGCCGAGAAACTTTGGGGAGAGCGGGAGCGGAATGCATGGTGCGAACCTGCCGTTGGGGGAACGGTGCCAGCTTCGCTTATGGGGAGGATTGGTTGAGTATCAGCGGGGTTTAAGAAAAAGCCCCGCTCAGTGGCGGGGCTTGAAGTCACAAACGAATAAGTTGCGGCACGATAAACAGTGAGGCTTTACATACAATCCAAGCAATCATCGGAAGGTAATTCGCCTTCAAACGACTGGACCTTATGTAGAGATATACAGGTGGGATGAAGCACCACCAAATACTCGGCGGGTTGTGGCCTGCTTGATGAAACTTTCGGGAATCCAGGCCACATAGGGCAATGACCACAACCAAGCCGATGATAACGCCGACACTTGTGTTGATCCCTAAATCAACAAATCCGAGTAGAGGCGACAGTGCCAGCAACCAAGCCCAGTGGTTTGATATTGAGTCCTTGTTTAAGGGCGGCGGGAGTATCGTGACTTCTGCTTTTAGCTCGGTCGTTTCTATTGGAGTCCAGGTGTCCATCCCGGACCTCCAAACAAGAGTCCCATGTCTGATTTTGCTGACTTTCAAAAGTTCTTTGATATCGCTTTCGGTGAACGGTCCTACGCGAGAGCCGCCATCGTCATAAAACCATAGCACCTGGTTCATCAGTGAATACTCCTTCCTTGATCGTCTTCGTAGCCAAATAGGTCGGGTTCACTCTTGCGATGCAGCACCCGTTGTCGGCGAATGATGTCATAAATTGTTTGGTTGGCAAGGTCGTACTTACTGACCAGGTCAGGGATCGGGGTGTTGTTATCTTTCCAGTCCCGATAGATTTTGGCGTCTCGCAAGGCTCGCTTTAGCGCGTCACCCCGTGGCAAGTACACGACTTTACCGCCCATCACCGAGCAAATTGCAAAGACGACATGCCGAGCCAGCTCGGCGGCTTCCACCCCCGGTTTGATCTCAACTAGAAGCTTGGCCTCGGCAATTTCCACCATTTCCCTCAATGAGCCTTCCCAACGGGAGAGCACGGTGGGGTCTTGCATGTTTGCCAACACCTTCTTGGCGTCCAGTTTATCAATGTCGTCAGGGAATAGTTCTTCGTTCATCGCTCAGGCCTCCCATGTCGGCGGGCATCGTAGGTCAATGCCGCAACCATTTTCTGAAGCTGCCCAGGGTCCAGCCACTCGACGCGCTCGACCTTGAACATGCGCAGGGCCATACCGTCGGCATACGCCCAGGAGCGCTTCGCCTCGGCGAGAAAGGCCTCGATCTTGCCCACCAGCTTTTCCCTGTCTGGCGCAGCAACAGGCGCTTTGCGGCCGTGTTTTTTAGCCGGTACAGACGCCCAGCCTAAGCGGGCAAACTCGGCGAGTACTGCGCCGATCTGGCGTGGTGTTAGGTCTTTGGCCGAACGCACACCCGCCACGCGGCCCAACAAGGCGCGGTAGGTTTCGTCATCCAGCCCAAGGTCCTTCTTGGCGATGTGGATCTTGCTCAATTGCAGGTTACGTGTAGTCACTGTCTTCCTCCTTTGATCAGTACCTGGAACGCTGTCGGGTCGGTTCGGGACAATGCGGCGACACCATGAATGGCCATCGTGAGCGCATGGTCTATTTCGTCGAATTTACCGGCGGTGCGGATCTGTTCAAGCTCGTTTTGGGTGCCGCTATAGATTTCCATCTTGAGCTTGCTGGCCCCCATAGCCAGGCGCTTGTCACTGTCGCGCTTGCGCTGGGCACGTTTACGTTCGCGTGCCAGGCGGGTTTTGCGCTGTTTGGGTGTTTCGTCTGTCATGGGTGGCTGCTCATCAGTACCGGACAACCACGTCCGGCAGACCGCCCCAGCACGCCGGGGCGGTTTCGCTTAATGCAGGGCGAGTTGTTCCTGGCCATTGACTCCGTGATTCAGACGAACGTCGCTCGCCGCGAGAACGCCGTGCATAGCGTCAGTCATGGCGCGCACGCCATGTCCCTTGCTGGCGTTGCGGTCGCGGCAATCAAGCTTTTCCGTCTCGGAATGATGCTTAAGCATGTACGCGGCTGTTGCCGGTGAGGGTTCA